TCAGGCAGCGAACACCAGTTCCAGCTGCATCGGCCAGCGGATCGGCTCGGGCTGCTCCCACCCGTAGTGCTCCCGCAGGTCCTCGGCGATCTGGTCCGGGCTGGGGAAGCTGACCCGCTTGCCGTCGGCGGTGTCAGCGCCGTACAGGCCGAACAGCCACTCGCCATGCTCCCGCAGCATGCCCTCCCCGGCCGCAGAGCCGATGCGCAGGGCGAAGATGCTGCAGGCCGGGTCGCCGAATACGTAGCTGCCCTCGCCCTGGGCGTTTCGGATGTCGCGCACGCGGGCCAGCACCTTCCTGGCCACCAGCAGGGCGTCCGCCTCGCTGGCCACGGCCAGTTCCACACCTGACCGGCGGAACTGCCGGTGCGGTGCTGCCTGCCTGGGCGTCTGGTTGTCGGTCTTCTTGCGCATGGTCGTTCCCCCGGTGGGGTTCGTCGGGATCAGGCTGCGGCCTCGTGGGTGATGTGCGAGGCCAGCTGGGTGTTCTGGAACCAAAGGGCGATCAGCAGGGCGTCGGCGCGGCCGTCGTGCTTCTTCAGGCGCAGGTCCGGCGCGGCGGCGGGGAAACGTGCGATCGCCAGTAGGCGGGCTGCGTCCTTCTCCTGCTTCAGCAGCCCGAACGACCGCTTCCAGCTGGCGGGCTCGGCGCGCACAGTTGGGATGCCCAGCAGCTCCAGCACTGCCTTGGCCTTGCCGTAGGTGTCGCCGAAGTTCATAGACGACTGGGCGCCCTGCTTGCGGCCCTTGGCCGGCATGGCACGCACGCGCTCGATGCAGGCCGACACGTGGGCGCCGGGGTGCATTTCCCTGGCTGCGCGGATGAACAACGCCATGGCGCGCGCGTCGAGCTCCGTGTGGCCGTCCACTTCCATGGTCGGGGTGTCGATCACCGGGCCGGCCTCGCCGTCTACCAGCGTGGCGATGGCGCCGCTCAGGCCCGGGTCGATACCGAAGGTCAGGCTGCGCGCCATGGCCGCACCCTCCCCCAGTACTGGTCCAGCGCGGTGTTCTGCAGGTCTAGCAGGTAGTCGTCGTTGCCGATCTCCTGGCGGAACCGGCGCGGCTGCTTGGCGTAGGAAGGGCCGAACAGCGCTTCGCAGGTGTCCGCGTCCATGCCACCGAAGGGCTCGCCGCGGTGCGACCAGGGGTTCAGGCCGATGGTGAAGTCATGGCCGCGCCGTTTCTGGCCGTGCTTGCCGCCCACGGTCAGGTGGTGCACGTCACAGGGGATGTAGCCCATTCCCAGGGCGTTGGCGACCACGCAGCCGATGTCCTTGATCGCGTCCATGCGCTGCTGCTGCTCGACGGTGGGCTTGCTGGTGCTGCGTCCGCGCTTCATGCTTGCGCCCTCAGATAACAGGGGGTTGCATGGATTGCGAATTCATTGGCTGGTGCGCGCTGAAGCCTGAGGTGCAGGCTGCGTGGGTCCAGGCTGTCGGATCGATCGTCGCTATCGCGGTTGCTGTAGTTGTGCCGTTGGTGCTGGCCGCAAAAGAGCGCTCCAGGGTCAGCACGGAACGGCTGTTCCGGGCGAAGAGCTATGCCTTCGTCCTCCGACCGCAGGTGGCCAGCGTCAGAAGTCGAATCCTCAGCGCCCGACACCGCTGGAACAAGAACCCGACGGCCCTGGACTATGACCACATCGTGGAGCCGCTGGCGGTCCCGGAAGCCATCACCGAGAAGCTCCTGGATATGCACGAGGTCGCAGAGGCTGGCATCTACATCCAGCAGCTGGTCATCGCAGTTGACCAAACCAGGCGCGACGTGATCGCCCAGCACGACTATTGGCGTAATGGCGGATCGATCATGGACGAATGGAACCGAGAGGTAGGCATCCTTCCTGAGCCAAATAACGTTGACGCATCTTTCGATGCAACGCTTGACACCGCAGACCGCGCCCTGGCGGCTCTGGACAGGGTTCTTCAACAACGGCCGTGAGCCTGTGCCGGCATGGGTAAGTGCGCTCATGCCGCGTACCTCTGCAGCCGCTTCGGCGCCTGGTCGCTCAGGCGCACGCCGTTCTCCACCGCCCAAGCCTGCGCGAAGGTGATCAGGTCAGCCATCTCGCCGACGGTCATGCGCCGGGTCTGCACGGCCAGGTTCACGATGCTGGCGCCGTCGAGCGAGGGCACGATGTCGCCCTGCCGGCGGTTGGACTCGCGCGCCCAGGCGTCGACCAGCAGGCGCTTCCAGCCCTCTGCGTCCAGCCAGCGGCCGGCCCACTGCAGCTGCGTGGCCAGCTCGCCGCAGATGGCGTGAAACATGGCGTTCTGCTCCAGGCTGCGGCTGGGCTTGTGTTCCTTGACGCTCACGCGCACGTCCTGCCCCAGCTCCAGGAACTGGGTCGCGAACTTCCACGCGGCGGCCATACGGTCGCGGGCATCGGCGGTACGCAGGATGAAGGTCTGTTCCATGCTCAATCTCCCGAACGGTTGATGGCGGCGCCCATGCCGCGGCGCGGGCGCGGCGCGGTGCCGGCCGGCGGCGCGCTGGCGGTGGTCTGCGCCGGCTCCCAGTACTCGGGCAGCGGCGAGAAGCGGAAGTACTCGGGCTGGTACAGCTCGCGGACCATGCCCGGGGCGCCGTTGCGCTGGATGGCCACGATCAGCTCGGCGGTGCCCTCCCAGCGGCTGCCGGGGTTATAGATCTCGTCGCGGTAGATGAAGATCACCGCGTCAGCGTCCTGCTCGATGGATCCAGAATCGCGCAGGTCGGCCACGATCGGGCGCTTGTCGGTGCGCTTTTCCACGTCGCGGTTGAGCTGGCTCAGCAGCAGGAACGGCACGCCCAGCTCGCTGGCGGTCAGCTTCAGCGCCCGGGTGATGTCGCCGATGCCGGCGGCGCGATTGTCGCTGGCCACGTGCATCAGCTGCAGGTAGTCGATCACCACCAGGCCCAGCGGGTTGCGGGCGTGCATGCGGCGGATCTGCGCGCACACGTGTTCAACCCTGGCCACGCGCGGACGGCTGACGAAGATCGGCGCGCGCGACAGGTCGCGGGTTGCGCGGGTCGCGTTGGCCCAGTCGATATCGTCCAGCTTGCCGGTGCGGATGCGGCTGCCGCTGATGCCACCCTGGTTGGCCAGCATGCGGTCGCCCAGTTCCTCGGGCTGCATTTCGAAGCTGAAGAACGCCACCGGCTTCTGCCGGCGCAGCGCGCAATGCTCGGCCAGGTTCTGCGCCTTGGTGGTCTTGCCCATCTTGGGGCGCGCGGCCAGCACGTACAGGCCGCCGGGCTGCAGGCCGCCCAGCAGCTGGTCCAGGTCATCGTTGCCGGTGGTCAGGCCGCTGATGCCGCCCTCGGCGTTGGCGCGCTCGCCCAGTCGGTGGAACACCCGCTCCATCACCGGTGCCACCGATTCCAGGTCGCACGGCTCGCGGTCGAGCATGCCGCCGATGCGGGTCTGTGCCTCGCCCACCAGATCCAGCGCGGTGCGGCCCTCGGGGCTGTAAGCGGCGCTGACCAGGTCATGGCCGGCATCGATCAGGTCGCGCAGCTGCGCCTTCTCGGCCACGATCTCGGCATAGCCGCGGATGTTGGCCGCCGATGCGGTGTTCACCGCCAGCTCCAGCAGGTACGCGCCACCGTCGACCAGATCCAGCTTGTTCTGCGCGGCGAACCAGTCCCCCAGCACCACATGGTCGGGTGTGCTGCCCTTGGCCTGCAGCTCGGCGATGGCCTGCCAGATCACCTGGTGGTCGCGGCGGTAGAACTGCTCCGGCTGCAGCAGGTCCTGCACTTCCATCCAGGCACGCGGCACCAGCAGCAGGCCGCCCAGCACCGCCTGCTCGGCCTCGATGGCCTGCGGCAGCAGCCGCACCTGCGGGTCGCTGTACAGGGCCGACAGACGGCTCACCTCGTCGCGCACCGCGTTCACCGGGCCACCTCGGACAGCGCCCGGTCGGCCAGCTTGGCGATCACCGATTCGCGCAGCAGGTACTCGAAGTCCGGCTTCCAGTTTTCGTGCCCGGCACCGCCCGGCTGGCGGCCGGCGTGGAAGTCGTCATCGGCGGCCGTCTCGAAGTAGGCCTGCCAGAACGCCGGCGTCACCCGCTCGCTGCCGAACATCGTCTGGCACAGCTGGCGCACCGTCGGCAGGGCCTTCTCCACCGCCCGAATGCGCGGCTTGTTCAGCACCGTGCAGGCAGCCAGCAGCCCGTGGGGCTTGGCCATCACGCGGTTGTACGCATCCTGGGCATCGACGGCGATCTGGCGGATGCGCTCGGCCTTGGTCAGTTTCGCAGTGGGCGGCGTCGGGTCGCTCGTCAGCGTCAGCGACGAGGACGAATCCGAGCGAAGCGAGGATTGTTCTTCTTCCCTTCCATTCCCTTCCCTTCCATTCCCTTCCGGGGGTGAGGCCTCGACGATCATTCGACGATCACCATCACAGAACTCGGGGTGTTTGTAGGTCGGACGGTCGATCTTCTGGTGCTTCCTCCAGCCAGTGACGTGCAGGAATTCCTTGGAACCACTGGTATAGAAGGCGATCAGGGAATTCGACGACAGCTCGTCGAGCCATCCCTGCACGTCCGACGAGGAAACATCGTCGCCGGGGAATATTTCGGCCTTGACCGTCTTCGGGCTGGCCACGTGGTTGCCTGCGTCATCGCAGAAATTCCAGAGGCCAATGAACAGCAGCCGAGCCATCGGCGAGCATTCCATCACCTGCTCGCTGGACCAGAACTCTGGCTTGATCGTGCGGATGCGCGCCATCACGCACCCCGCAGCAGTTGGAGGCAGCCGGCCAGATACCAGATCTGGCGGACGTAGATCATGGCCTGGGCCGTGGCGTCCATCAGGAAGCCCTCAGCATCCCTGCCAGGCGCGCCTCTTCCGAGCGCCGGCACGGGTTCTCCAGGGCCGCCTGCAGGTCCATGAACTGGCGGAGCAGGTTCGACTCGGTGGCCGCGCACAGCGGGCCCACCAGACGGCGCGGGATCGGGCGCATGCCGCGGCGCATGCGCGACACGTAGCTCTCCGATTTCCCGATGGCAGCGGCCACCGTGGCCAGCTTGTGTTCGCCAGCACGCATCGAAACGGCCAGCGCCTGGTCAGGCGATTCGATCTGCCGCACTACCTGCAGCGGTGCGTCCTTGGGCCTGCGCTGCACGCAGATGCCCAGGTGCAGCCGTCCAGATGGGTCCATGAGCTTGTCAGTGATGTCCATGATTTGCCTTTTCTTGCCTTGGGGTTGGGGGCGGAAATAGAGGCCCACCTGAGCGGAACGCCTCGATGCCCGGTTCACAGCGGAAGCCCCACGGAAACGTCATCCATCTGGATTTCAAGGAGTCCGCGGGGCGCTGGTACGCCCTGGTGAGGGCGAATGGGGGAAAGACCCGCGTGCGGCCGCTGAAGCAGCAGAAGCGCGGGAAGGGAAAGGCCGGGAAGATGGGCGTGGTGCTGCCCTTCTCTGCCCGGTCCGTGTGAGGTGGCCACGTCAGGCCGCCTGGACCGACGACAGGCGCACGTCCTGCCATTGGCCGAACATGGCGGCGGCGAACTCGACGCTCGTGTGTGCTTCGACGCTGCGCCAGAATGCGATCTCGGCCTGAGCCGACTCGGCGTAGCCCTCGGGCACGCCCCCGTTCGCGTCGCACCACGCCAGCATCCGGCGGTGCGAGGCTTCCAACAGATCCGAGGTCTTTTCACACATGGCAACCACCGAGCAGATCGAAGCAGCCCAGCGAAAGCTGGAGCGTGCCCGCGCCGAGCGCGATTCGTGGAAGGGAAGCAACCGGCACAACTACGAGATGGCCTCGCACCTGGTCACGGCGCTGGAGCGGGAGCTGGCGAAGCTGCTGAGCGAGGGCGGTCATTAGGCTCAGGCCGCCTCCGGCGGACGGGCGCCGGTGCTGTACAGGTGATGGAGGTTCACCGCAGCCATCCCGCCCGGCTCCTTGGTCCTCCCCTGCTTCAGATCGCTCACGGTCTGAGGGGACTTGCCGATGGCCCGGCCGATTTCGGTCAGGGACCAGCCGCGCTGCTCAAGCGTCTTGATTCGATCTGCCCAGGTGATTTCCATGTGCGCGTTCCTATGGGATGCGCCGATCCTATGGGATGCCATAGATGTCTGTCAATGACATCCCATAATGGTTTTCCGTAATGCTCGCGCCCATGAATACGATCGGTGAACGGATCAAAGAGGCGCGCAGGGTGCGGAACATGTCGCGCCCCCAGCTCGCGGAGGCTGCTCGGATCAAGTACCCCACCCTCGCTGGAATCGAGAACAACGATCAGGCAGGAACCACGCAGCTGCCGCTGATCGCGGAAGCGCTGGGCGTATCTGCAAAGTGGCTCCAGACCGGAAAAGGCCCCATGGAGGCAGGCCTGGCAGTCGTCGAGGAAGATGACTACGCCGACGTGGTCGGCTACTCCCAGGCAGTGGGCCTGGGCGCTGCCGGTGCGGAGGCTGAGGAATACGCCGAAACCCACAGCCTGAAGTTCAAGAAGACCAGCCTGCGCCGCCGCGGCATCTATGGCCGCAACCTGGCCATCTACTACGGCAAGGGCGACTCGATGGAACCGACCATCGAGGACGGGGACGCGATCCTGTTCGACACCTCAGACACGCGTGTCCAGGACGGCAGCCTGTACCTGATCCAGGTCCACGGCGCGGCGAACCCCGAGTACTACGTGAAGAGGGCCATGGTGCTGGACGGCACGGTCTTCTTCAGCAGCGACAACCCCAAGGGCGATCACCACTGGCAGAAGCCGCGGCGGATGGACTCGAAGCGGGAACCGATCACGGTCATTGGCCGTGTCCATTGGATTGGTGGCTGGGCAGATTAAAGAACTAACAGGGGGACAAGGATGACTACAAATGTTGTGGTAGCAACATTTCACGGCGTAGTGCTTGGCTGCGACTCGCTCTCTAGCGTTGTGGAGCGAGCTTACTTTCCGTTCCGCACCGCGGATGCATTGGCGCGCGACGCGGATGGCAACCCGATGTTTGACGCCAAAGGGCGGCCGCTAATCGCTTTCTCGGATGAAAACTTCGTTCCTACCCCTACAAATGTCATGGGCGGGGTGCAGAAGATGTTTGTCCTGTTCGAGGCTGGCGAGCGGGATGACGTGCAGTGCTCTATCGCCGCGATCACTTCAGGACTCGGAGCATTGAACGGCATGGTGATCGCCGAGGTCGCCAACAAGTTCCGGCGTACGACGCGATCCAGCGGCAAGGTCTACAACAAAGCCGAAGAGGTCGTCAGCGATTTCCTCTCGTACGTGCGCCCGTTGTGGGAGCAGCAGACAGGTTTCGCTGATATCGATGAGGCGATGCGTCCAATGCTCAATGATCTTCAGTTCCTCATCACCGGCTACGGACCCGACGACGAGTACACCAAGGTTTTTCGCGTAAGCGTGTTGCACGAAAGCATGACTGAGGAGTTTGCTGATCCACCCCACTGCAATGTTGCTTGGGCCGGTCAATCGAGCGCTATTTCGAGCCTCATGCTTGGAACCAGTCCTGCAGCAAGATGGGGTGTCGGCCGCGCGGTAATTGCCGCTTTTGACACCCACCGGCAGAGCATCGTGGCGGAAGTTGTTGATCAGCTCAGAAAGCAAGGGGTCGAGGTACCAGAGCCATTTGAGGCAGAGATCAAGGCGCAGGTGCCAGGTGACCTACCCTGGGGGGAAGGTGCCCCGGAGATGGATCTCGCCAATCTTCCGGTACAATCCGCCGTCGACTTGGTTTCGACGCTGGTTAACGCCGAATCTGCTATACAGAAATTCTCCATGGGAATTCCGACCGTCGGCGGTCGAACCAGAATTGGACTGATGCGACGTGGCACGCCCTTTGCATTCCTGAATGAACCGGAGATCATCCACCACCACGTGGGATACAACCATGATGCATAACGCCTTGAATTGTCAGCGAATCTCGAACAAGTCGGGTGCTCCCGCCAGGATCGTGGCACCCCAGGCCAACGGACAGGCATCGAAGGGTCCCACCAGTGCCACTACCAAGACAGTTTCCTACCGCGTGACAGTGAGTGCGGGGAACGTCACAGTTAAACGCTCCCAGAAGGCGTAAGGCCAGAGTTCCTCCAAGAACCCCGCTCCGGCGGGGTTTTTTGTTGGTACTGAAAAATATCTATGGGATCCCATTGACGAAGATCTATGGAATGCCATAGAGTTGACCCGTCGGCCCACCGGGCCATCCGAGACGGGATCCACCATGGCAGAAGCACTTTTCTACCTGATCGCCTGGGCAGCGCTGGTCGCCAGCGCGGTGCTGCGGTACCGCCGCCAGTGTGGGGAGGGCTGATCCATGGCCACTGCCTACGACAACTGGAAGGGCGACGCTCCGGAGCCGAACGACGAGCCGCACCAGTTCGCCTGCGACCAGGTGGCGGCCGAGCTGGAGGGCCAGCAGGGTGTCGCCGAGTTGGTGGCCACCCTCAGCCAGAGCCGCACGCTGCTGGACCACCTGATGTCGCAGGACGTGCCGTCGTACCTGCTGCCCTACCTGCGTGAGCTGGCCGAACTGGTTCGCGATATGAGCAATCGCGTCGACGCGCAGATGGCCGTGTTCGCCGCCGGCGACGACATCGAGGACGCGGCATGACCGCCTCCGACCGCGGTGCACATCGCTTCGCAACCATCGGCGTTCTAGCCGTGGTGCTGTTCCTGGCGCTGGGCGCCGGCCTGTCGCTGCTGGTGCAGGCGGTGATCGCATGAACCACTTCGACCGCCTGGATGCCGCCTTCGCCGATCAGTTCGGAGGCCTGCCGCCCATCAAGAAGCCGGTTTCGCCCGGCCTTGTCTCGACCGATTGCACCGGCCTGCTGCTGGGCAATGCGGACATCGAGGCCAACAACCGCGAGGCGATCTACGGGCTGTGCGCCGAAGAACGCGCTGAGCCTCCCTGCCCCGTGTGCCTGGGCATCGGGTGCGACGGCATCTGCTCGGAGATTCCCTGATGCGCCTCCTGTCCTTCTTCGGCTGCAGCAGCTGGGGCCACCTCGCGGCTGCCCTCGCCTGCTACGCCATCACCGCCGGGCTGGCCGCTGCCATGTGCTGGCCGCTGGCCTGGTCCTGACCTACCCGCCGGCGCTGCCGGCTCTACGAGAGGCACCACCGATGTTCGAACTGCGCGATGCGGCCGCCAAGGTCGCCAACTTCAACCCCCGTGCGGAGAAGCACGGCGACGAAAACAAGCTGGCCGGCGACCTGAAGCTGGTCGTGGTGGTCGGAAACACCGTGCTGGACTACTTCGCCAAGGGCCTACGCCAGGCGCTGTACCGCAAGGCCGCTGCCGGCGAGCAGCAGGACCTGATCGAAGGCAGCGACGGCCTCACCGCCGTGAAGTTCCCCCGCCTCGGCGCGCTGTCCTGGGACGAGGAATACCCGGGCTACGAGCTGGTGATCGGCAGCGGGCTGGGCCTGTCCGAACCGATCGTCATCGCCGACGTGATGTTGAAGCGCGTGCGCTTCGAGCCCCTGGAAGGCGGCAGCCTGCAGATGACCTTCAGCGCGGTGTTCCACCCCACGAAGGGCGAGGCCGGCGCCCTGTGCGCGCTGATCCAGAACGACGTGCAGCTGGATCTCAACTCGCCGCTGAGCCAGGGCAACGGCGACAAGCCCAAGCAGGAAGACCTGGCCGCGTAACGCATTCCCCCGCCCGCCCCCTGCGGGTGCCTGCGCCGGCCAGGCCTTCCACAAAGCCGGCACCTATCCCCGAGAACAAGGACAGACCCATGAAGATCGTCATCAACACCGGCTCCGACTGGAGCTCGCGCTACATCGTCCTCGATGCCAAGCACGCGGCGCTGGCGGCCGAGATTCTGGCCCACGCCGTGATCTGCGAAGGCGACGGCAGCACCCCGGACGGCAAGCACTACAAGGTGGACCGCGACGCCGTGCTGACCATCACCTATGCCAGCGACAAGCAGTTCGCTGATCTGCCGGAATCGGTCTACGCCGCACGCAAGCAGGCCGATGAAGCCAACAGCGCCCGCTGGAAGGAGCACACCCGTGCCAACGATGCCGAGAAGCGCGTTGCGGAGCTGACCGCACGCCTGGAATCGCTGGAATCGCGCATCACCTGCACGGTGCAGCCCGAGCCTGAGAGCGACGACACCGAAGGCTCCGATATTCCGCCGATGACCGATCAGGACGTGCATCCGTTCGATTAATTCGCCGCAGGGACGCACCCGCCTGCCCGGCGGCGGCTCCGAGAGCCGGGCACCTCATTTCATGTTGAGAGAAATCCCATGAGCGAACTCACCATCGCCGCGGCACCGGCCGCAGACCCCACCGCCCCGGCCTCGATGCTCGCCGTCATCGAGCGCGTGGCCACCGACCCGAACGCCGACATCGACAAGATGGAACGGCTGCTGCAGATGCACGAGCGCATGCTGGACCGCGAGTCGGCATCGGCCTACACGGCCGCCCTGGCAGCGATGCAGCCGCGTCTGCCGTCCATCAAGGAACGCGGTGCGATCAAGGACCGCTCGGGCAATGTGCAGAGCACCTACGCGCTGTGGGAAGACATCAACGCGGCGATCAAGCCGGTGCTGCAGGAGTTCGGCTTCGCCCTGTCCTTCCGCACCAAAACCCGCGACGGGATGGTCGAGGTGACCGGCGTCCTGGCCCACAAGGGTGGCCACAGCGAGCAGACCGAGATCCACCTGCCGGCGGACACCAGCGGTTCCAAGAATGGCGTGCAGTCGGTGGGGTCCAGCGTCAGCTACGGCAAGCGCTACGCCGCCAGCGCCCTGTTGAACCTTACCACCCACGGCGAGGACGACGACGGCCTGCTGGGCGGCCAGAAGTTGGACGACAAGGCCGTGAACTGGATCGACGTGGCCAACGAGCTGGAACACCCCGATGCCTACCAGGCGAAGCGCCAGGAGCTGCTGAAGGACTACGGCGGCGCGGCCAACCTGCCGACCGAGGTGCGCAACGCCTTCAACCGGGCCAAGGCCCGCGTCACCCCGAAGGACTGACCCATGAAGATCCTGGACGTCGAGCAGGGTTCTCCGGAGTGGTTCGCCGCGCGGCTCGGCGTCCCGACCGCCAGCGAGTTCGGCAGCATCATCACCCCGAAGCGCGGCGACTACGCCACTGCCGCGGACACCTACATCAACCAGCTGATCGACGAGCTGATGCGGCCGCAGGCGGCCGAGTCGTTCGGCGGCAACCGGCACACGCAGCGCGGCAGGGATCTGGAACCGGACGCGCGCGAGTTCTATGCCTTCGAGCAGGACGTGGTGCCGCAGCAGGTGGGCTTCATCCTCAACGACGCCGGCACCCTGGGTTGCAGCCCGGACAGCCTGGTCGAGGCTGACGGCGGGCTGGAAATCAAATGCCCGGACGGCCCCACCCACGTGAAGTGGCTGCGCGCCGGCGGCGTCCCCGACGAACACAAACCCCAGGTGCATGGCTCGCTGATTATCACCGGCCGCGCCTGGTGGGACTTCCTTTCCCATTGCCCCGGCTACCCCGCGCTGCTGGTGCGCGTGTACCCGGATGGCTTCACCGAGAAGCTGCAGGCGCATCTGGACCGGTTCCTGGCCGAGTACCACGCCGCCCGCGCCATCTTCCTGAAGGACGCAGCATGAGCGACAAGAAATTCATCGATGGCCTGCTGGTCAAGGCACCGCGCGGCAACGCTCCCGAGTACGTGGTGGGCCACCTGTCTCTGAAGCGGGAAGAGCTGATCGCCTGGCTGCAGCAGCAGAACGGCGAGTGGATCAACGTCGACCTGAAGATTGCCAACAGCGGGAAGTGGTACGCCCAGGTCGACGACTGGAAGCCCGACCGCCAGCGCGGCGGTGGCGGTGGCCGGCAGCAGGCCCAGCGCCCGCAATCGATTGAACAGAAGTACGACCAGGTCCGCGAGCAGCGCCTGCGCGACCACCAGCGCAACACGCCGGTCGACGACTTCGCCGACGACGACATTCCGTTCTGACCATGAAGACCTGCACCAAATGCTCGGCCCGCCTGCCGCTGCGGTTCTTCCCGCTGGTGAACGGCAACCGCCAGGCCGCGTGCAGCTGCTGCCTCAACACCGAGCGCCGGCTGCGCGATCCCCTCCCTGCCCTGCGGCGGAACCCGCTGCAGGTGCGCCTCAACAACACCTTCAACCTGTGGCACGGGCCGGTGCGCCGCGTGCTGCTGCGGAGCCACGCATGAGCGATGTTCGACGTCCCTGTCCGGTCTGCAACAGCGAGGCCAAGCTGGTCACCGGCCGCGAGGTGTACCCGCACCGGCCGGACCTGTACGACAAGAAGTTTTGGGCGTGCCTTCCCCATGGTGCGTGGGCTGGGTGCCACCCGGGCACCGACCGCCGCATGGGTCGCCTTGCCACCGCCGAAACGCGCCGCCTGAAGATGGCCGCACACGCAGCTTTCGACCCGATCTGGAAGACCGGCCGCATGAAGCGCGCCAAGGCCTACGCCTGGCTGCGCGAACAGACCGGCCTGTCCGAGCGCGATTGCCACATGGGTTGGATGAGCGACGACGACCTGCGCCGGGTGATTGAGATTTGCGAAGGGGCGACCGCATGACCAGCATCCACGTACAGCGCACGTTCGAAGGCGCGAGCCAGCAGCAGAAGGACGCCGAGGCCCGGCAGATCGCAGCCGACGTGGCGCGCTTTGAAGCAGCAGGCGGCAAGGTCCAGAAGCTCGGCACCAGCCCCATCGACCGATCCACCGTGAGCCGCCGCCAGGTGGTCGAGGGTGGCCACGCAGGACGCACCAAGCAGAAGGAGAAGCGGGTATGAAGGATGTTCGCCGATGGGATGTCCAGACCATGGACGAGAGGACCAGCAGCGAAGGCAAATGGGTTCTGCACTGCGACTACGAGCAGGTTCTAGAGCAGGTCCAGATTCTCTGGGCGCAAAAGGTTGTTGAGCGGGATGCCGAGATCGCCCGCCTGCGCGCCGAGGCTGATGCGCTGCGGCATGGACTGGAAGCGGTGTATCAGTTCGGCAGCGACACATTGCGGGGCCCTACCGGAGACACGCCGGATGACCGGAAGTGGCATCGAACTGCGGTGCTCGAAATGACCAATCGCGCCAGCCGAACCATCACAACTGGCAGCTGGAAGAAGGATGGCGACGCAGCCATGGGAGCCGACGCATGAACACGATGGCAGACGGCGCGCGTGATCGCCTGGTCGCGCAGATCGGCGAGGCCCTTTTCGGCCAGCCGGGCCTGACCCTGATGGAGCTGGCGGAGAAGGTGAAGGGGATGCGCGCGCATGCGGCAACCACCGCCCTCGGCTTTCCCGTGGTCATTGATCCGACGGTGACGCCGGGGACCTTCGAGATTCGACCGCCCTCCCCGGCCGGTCAGGGCGATGCGACCTTCACGTTCAGTGATCGCGCCAAGGCGGATGCACTCGAGGCAGGCCAGTACGGATTCACTGAAGCAGACGGCAAAGACCTTGGCTACACCGCCTGCATCGAGGCGTGCGTGGACGCGATCTGCCGAGTGTTGGAATTGCCCGAGCACCTCCCCGCCCTCGCCGCCCGCCAGCCGGTGGGGGAGCCGGTGGCGTGGATGACCCACCACGACGAGCCGATGCTGTTCCCGACCGCCGCTGAGGCTGCCGCTTACTGCGAGGATGACGAACAGCCGGTGCCGCTATTCCGCTCGCCCGCGCAGGGCGTGGACCTTGGGCCGCTCTCGATGGACACCGCGCCGCGCGACGGGACGATGGTGCGCCTGCTGGTGCAGTTCGAAGAGAACGCCACTGAGGACACCGCCGAACCGGCGTGGACCATCGGTGCGTGCAACGACGACAACGTAGGCGAGGATGAGCGTGTCGGCTGGCAGTTCGCCGGCTGGTGCTGGACGCACGACTACTTCACTGAGGGCAAGGGCACGCCGGTCGGCTGGTTGCCGATGATCGGCTCCGCGCAGGCCGTGCACCAGGGCGAAATGCCGGAAGGCTGGCGCCTGAGCAAGAAGTCCACCTGTTACCAGCTCTCGCACGGAAACGACATTGTCGGCAACCTGGTCGGGCCGGATGCTGAGGAGAACGCAGCAATCATCGCTCGCGTACTCGACAGCAAGGCGGTGGGCAATGGCTAAGTTTCTCGTGGAAATGCCTTTCCAGGCCGTGCAGTTCTTCCACGTTGAGGCCCGCAGCGCCGCCGAAGCGAAGCGCTTAGCCCGGGAAGGTGAAGGCGGCCCGGTGGAGGCTGTCGACTGGCGCGTTACCAAGCACTTCGCACCGAACCATGCCAGCCTCTTGGATGGTGAAATCGATGGCTGACCACCTCGCAACCGTGGCCGTGCGGTTCGCCATCGTGCTGGGCGTGTTCGTGCTCGGCATCACCACACTGTGGCTGGGGCGGCAGGCCGGGCGCGCGTGCGCCTGGTGCTGGCGAAAGGCGGTGGCCTGATGGACGCATACGAGCAGGCCAAGCACACCGCCCGCGTGTTCCTGGCCGAGTGCCGCGCTCGCCGGCATGGCCTCGGCTACTGGTTCTCCTTCAATGCCGCGCAGCGTGCACGCATCCGCGCCACTGCGCGCGCCCCGCTGCCGGCACCGCCGTTCGCACCGGCTCTGCCGGCCCAACTGGACCTGTTCGTATGATTCGGCAGCACAAATACGATCCGAACACTCTCTCCGGAGCAATTAAGCTCCGCGCCTGGGACCTCGGGCTTCCGCTCACCAAGCTGGCCCCGCTGGTTGGGATGAAGCCGGATTCCCTGCGCCAACGACTGTCGAAGACGCGCGGCAAGCGTGCGCTACAGCCTTGGCAGGTGACCGCTCTCGCAAAGAGGTTGGCCATGGATGAAAAGCGGCTGCACACGCTAGCCGCTCGCCATGAGGGCTGGAACCTATGACTGGCCAGCTCTTCCCCCGCGAACCGCGCCGCATGAAGCAGCCACCCAAGGACCTGCTGCGGGAGCAACTTGTAACCGCGGCTGATGAGTTGATCCGCCTGCGCGCGGAGAACCTGGCGCTGCGCGACGCCGCACAACAGGCCGGGGAGCAGCTGCGCGCTGCCCTGGCCACTGACTGAAGGAGGACACACGAAAATGAGTGCTGCCGAAAGCATCCCGTTTGAACTGCGGGCCATCGACGCCGAAGAAGTCGGCTCCCTGCTCGGCCTGGCCGCGCGCACGGTGCTGGAAACCATCGCCTGCCGGCCCGACTTCCCCATCCGCCTGACCATGCGGCCGGCAACCTGGATCGCCGGCGAGGTCCTGGCCTGGCGCGACGCTAACCGAGCCGGTCAGCCAGCTCGTCGGCGTCGGTCTGGTAGTAAATCAAAAGGCTCTTCAGGTCCCGATGGCCAATGACGCGGGCCAGTTCCATCACGTCCAGCTTCTTCGACAGCCGCCAGATCGCCTCTGCGCGGCTGTCGTGGAAATGCAGGTTCTCGATCTGAGCGGCGTCCCGCGCGCGCCGGAACAGGGTGTCGCGGGTGCCGGGGTCCAGATTGAACACGCTGTCCGCGCTCTGCGGCAGCAGGCCGATGATCTCGCGCGCACGCGCTGACATCGGCACCCGGCGCACGTCGCCGTTCTTGGTCTTCGGCAGGGTCACAGATTTGGCCGCCACGTCCGACCACTTCATGCCCAGGATCTCGCCGGCGCGCATGGCAGTCTCCAGCGCGAACAGGAAGCACAGCGCGACGCGGTGCTGGACCGTCTCCGGGGCGCCGCCGTCGTAACCCAGCGCCAGGGTCAGGCGGTCGATCTCTTCCTGCGGCACGCGGCGCTTCCGGCTGGCCGGGGCCTGCGGCCGGTCCACGTCCTTGATCGGGTCGCTGTCCAGCCAGCCCCAGTCCTTGCGGCAGGACTTGAACACCGACTGCAGCAGGTTCATTTCGCGGCGCACCGACGCCCCCGACACCTGGCTCAGGCGGCGCTCGCGCCATTCGGCCAGATGGATAGGCCGCAGCGCCGGCAGCCGCACGAGCGCGATCGGGTCACGCTCGATCAGGCCGAGCCGGGCCAGCTCCCACTTCACGCCCTTGTGCTTGGGCGCCACTTCGTTGGCGTAGCGCCGCAGCGCGTCCTTCACGGTGTTCTCGGGCAGGCGCGCACCGGTCAGCTCGGCTTCGCGCATCATCGCCCATCTGACGGCCTGGGCTTTGCTGGGGAGGGTGTTCGACTCGCGCCGCCCGTCCTTGTAGATCTCGGCACGCCAGGATGCGCCGCGTCGTTGGATAGATGCCATGGGCGGCAT